GCGGAGGCGTCGGCGCCGTCCACCGTCACGGCCTCGTGCTGGAAGTCGAGAAGGACCACGTCGCCGGCGGCGAAGTCGCGCTCCACGAGCACGTAGCGCCCCAGACCGTCGGCCACCTTCACCGAGGAGCCCGCGAGCGCCGTCAGCGTCACGACCGGCCACGTCGCCCACGTGCCGCCGACTGCGAGCGCCGTCCCCGCGCTCGACTTTCCCTCCCCGTAGGCCACCGGGTCGAAGCACGTGAACGCCAGCTCGCAGCTGCCGTCCTCGAAGAGCGAGTCCCAGTCGGACGCCCCCGTCACCACAGCGTCGCGCCACGTCAGGTCGGGCTCGCCGGTAAGCGAGAGCTCCGCGCCCATGGGCGCGACCAGCCACCCGTACATCTCGTGCCGGATCGCGCTGCGCTCCTCCGCCGTGAGCGTCACGCCCGCGTCCAGGAAGAGGCGCACGCGCAGCACCCTCGGCGGCAGCTCGCATCCCAGCAGCGCCGCTCCCGGCCGCCCCGGCACCGCGAGCGTGCGCGGCGAGAGCGCGTGGCCCGCCGGCTCCACAAGCTCCGCCGTCACGTAATCGGAGAAGTCGTGCCCGTTGTAGGTGAGCGCGCTCACAGCCGCCCCCGCGCCCGCCCGTAGGCCGTCGCGCGCCGCTGCTGCTCGCGCCCCATGCGGTCGGTCTCCGCCGAGCCCGTGCGTGCCGCGTTGGCGTCACGCGCCGACCGCTGCAGCGGGCTGCTCTTGCGCACCACGTCGCGGTCGTCCATGCCGCGTCCCGCGCGCACCTTGTCACTCATCGAAATTCCTCGCAATCGTCAGGTGTGCGGCAAGGCTCCAGAGCCAGCGCCCGGATCCGTCGCGCCCGAGCGGGCGCGGCGCCTCCGTGTCCACCGCGACGATGCGCGCGTGCCACCCGGCGTTCTCTCCCGTCCAGTTCGCGAGGCGCAGGTCGCGCTCCACCGCGTGCGCCGTCGCCTCGGCGTCGCGCGGATCGTCGCAGCACACCGTCACGCCCACCGGGAGCGTGCCGCGCTCCGTTCCGTCCACCTGCCGCGCGTCGCGGACGAACTCGCCCGCCGCCAGCACGATCGGCTCGGCGCAGAGGCTCGCCGCGGGCGGCGCGGTGAACACGTTTGCGTAGCCCAGAGAGCGCAGAAGCGCGGCAACCACGTCCGCCGCGCCGCCACCCGCCGCGTCCCAGGCAGCCCTGTCCGCGCTGCCGGAGACGCCGAACGAAAACCTCGTCATCAGCCCACCTCCAGTTCCCAGTGATGAACGACCCCGCGTATCACGCAGCAGCGCCTGCACGAGCGCACGAGCACGCTCGGCCCCGCGCCCACGAGCACGCGCGACCCGGCGGGGATCTCGAAGGCGCCCTCGGAGTTCACCGCGTCAACGACCACCGTGCCCGCGCCCCCGTCGGCGCTGCGGTGAGCGTCGTCAACGACGCTCACCGTGCGCTCGAAACGGACGTGACGCACCAGCACGACCTCGCCGAACGACCCGTCACCCACGGCGGGCCACACCATCATGTCGTCGGGAAGAAGCCGCCTCGGTATCGGTCGCAGGTAGCGCATCTACCTCACCCCCGCGAAGCAGAGCCCCGTCCCCGCGAGCTCCGCGAGCGCGACCTCGCGCGCCACCTCGGCGCCCGTCGTGCCCTCGTCGCGGTAGTTCGTTACGGAGAAGGACCCGATGGAGAAGCCTCCCACGCGCCCCTCGCCGTACTCGGCGAAGGCGTCGGCGGCCGCGCACACGGCGCGCCGCCAGGCGTCCGCGTCGCCCTCGTCCCAGCCGGGGTCGGGCTCGCGCCGCCCGGTGAGCGCGCCCACGCAGCGCAGCGCCGCCGGAAGCGCCTCCGCGAAGGAGTCCGCCGCCTGCGCCCCGCCGTAGGCGTCCTGGTAGAACCCGTAGGAGACGGGCGCGGGGCTCATCTCCGCCGCGCCCGCCAGCCCCTCGCTCACGCCAGCGGCGCGCAGGAGACGTGCACGCCGTCCAGCTTGTTGTCGAGCAGCTCCACGATCCCGTACTTGCGGTACTTCACCATGTAGCTGTCCAGGTTCTCCAGCTCGTCCGGGCTGAACACACGGCTCGCCACGTGCTTGTCGAACTTGATGACGGCGGAGCGCTCGACCACCATGTAGTTGATCGGCGCGCCCGCGCCCGTGAGCTCGTAGTAGGTGGAGAGGCTCCCAGCGCTCGGGCTCGCCACCTTGGTGTAGCTCCCGCCGCTCTCGGTGTAGTAGGTCTTGCCGGGGACGACGGAGCTGTCCGTCGTCTTCACGTACTCGCCCTCGGCGCGCGCGTAGCCGAACCGGTCCTCGTCGCCGGAGTTCAGCGTGATCGCGCTGTAGAACCGCGCCTGCGGCACCTCCACGATGCGGCTGAAGCGCTCGAGCACGCGGTTCGAGCGCGCGGGGTTCGCGAGCGAGAAGTCGTCGAGCACGCCCTTGAGCGTCGGCGTGATGAAGAGGGTGCGCGACCCGGTCGTCACCTGCGCCTCGTCCATCGCGTTCGTCGCGCCGCGCAGGCTCGCCAGCACGTCCTCGGCCTCGGCGTCGGCGAAGTCCTCCTCGGCTGGCGTGACGCCCTCGTGCCCCGCGATCTCGGAGAAGGTGAAGGCGTCGGCCTCCGGGGCCACCTGCGTGCGCTGGAGCTCGGAGCCGGCCGCCACGAAGCAGTCGAGCACGCCCGCCTCCTCGACGTCCATCACGTCGGCCAAGAGCTTGATGCCGCGGTCGTAGTTGAACGTCTTCGTCTCGAACTCGTAGGTGATCGACCCGGTCTTGTAGCCCACGTTGCGGGTGTAGTTCCCGAGCCCGGAGACCTGGATCTTCGGGATCATGATCTCCCTGGCGTTGCGCCCGGCGCGCGCCATGCGGCGCGGCGAGTTCAGGCACGTCGAGCACGCCGCCCGCTGGTAGACCTCGTCGAGCAGCGCCGTATAGTTCTTGGTGGATGCGATGGAGTTCGCCATGTCCTATTCCTCCTCGTCGTCGATGCCGGCAATCGCACGCCAGCGCCTCATCTGCGCACCCTCGTCGGTGGCCGCGCCCGCGTTCGGCAGTCCGGTGGCGCCCGCCTGCGCCGGGGCGGCGGCTCCCGCGCCGAACAGCCAGGGCTCCGCCGCCCTCAGCTTCTCTATGTCGTCGTCGTAGTCGGGGAGCAGCGCCCGCGCCGCCTTGACGTTGCGCGCACCCGCGATCTGCAGCTCGAAGCCCACGCGCTCCTCGTCGCCACGCCGGCGCAGCTCGTCCATCTCCGCGCGCAGCTTCTCCGCGCTCTCGGCGGTCCTGGCCGCCTCCGCGATCTCGCCCTCGAGCGCCGCGATCCGCTCGTCGCGCTCCCTGAGCGCCACCTCGTACTCCGCGCGCGCCCGGGCGAGCGCGTCGCCGCTCTCGCCGCCGGAGCCGCCCCGATCTGCCAGAGTTGCCATTATCTGCGACTGCGCCGCCTGGTCGCTCGCCTCCGCCTGCTGACCCTCGACTTGCGCCTGCGCGGCCGCGCCATCGTTCCCACCTTCCATGAAAAGGCCCGCCTTTCTCCTCGGGCGGGCAAAGAAAAAGCCCGCACCCATCAGATGGGTACAGGCTATTGGCGCGTCACAAGGTGAACTCCACGAGCTTTGTCCCTGAGTATCACTCACCTGCAATGCAGGCTAGAAAAAGGCAATACGATAGTCATATGTCGATGGGTGATACAATTTTGCTCACTGTGTGACGTTTTGCTATCGAGGTGAGCCTATGTTTAACATTATTGAAGAGTTTAATTCGTTAGTAGAAGAGCGACATGTAGACTGGGTTGCAAAGGGCTTTCTTTTCCGCGACCTAACCGTATATACAATCAACCATGATACAAAACTACTGGGTCGTATCTTTGAAATGCTCACTGAGCCGTTGCTTCAGGAGATTGCGGATCGTAATGGATATACTCTGGAGACTCCAGAGCAGCAGAACTATTATCCCGACTTTATCCTTACTCCCAAAGGCGAGAATTGTCATCGTATAGCAGTTGATATCAAGACGACATATCGGACATATCGAGCGAACGGGTCAGTTTCGCCTTACAAGTTCACATTGGGATCCTACGCATCTTTTCTGAGGAACGGAACGAAGAACATTGCTTATGAATACGATCAATATGATCAGCATTATGTAATTGGTTTCGTATACGACAGAGGAGAGGATGCCCAGGCATCTCGTCCTTACAGGCTTGAAGATATAGCCTCCGCTCCCGAGCCCTATGGAAATGTGGAGTTCTTTATTCAAGAGAAGTATAAGATTTCCGGCTTTGGCACTGGTAGCGGTAATACGGAGAATATTGGCACGATTTCTTCAGCGGACATCGAGGACTTCAGATGTGGGAATGGTCCATTTTCCCAGATGGGAAATGACGTCTTTGAATTGTATTGGAGAAACTACCCGAGGTATAAGGCACCCATCAAGGCATATACGGGCTTTGACTCCTTCGCAAGCTGGGTAGTCGATAACGATGAAATCGAACCTGAAATTAAAAATAGGGTTGCGGAATACGCAAAGAGGCTTGGCGAATAGCCAACTGCTTTATGCGGGCGGCATGCTTATTGCAGCGCCGCCCGCATAAAGCGAAAGACGCGGCATTACAAATCGAGCACCTGCTGAACAGGCATGGTGGTGCCCATCGTATGAATCAAAAGCCGGCTCGTAATTCGTCAGTAAGGCTTCAACAACAGCGTTCCGGTTAGCCTCTCGGGCGCCAACGTGGTAAAAATGCTCCCGGGTAGTTTTATGGCACTGACTCCAAAGGGTGTAGACATACTCGTTTGTGCGATAAGAATTATGATCCCACGTAGAGAGCATGAACTTTCCCTGATGCGCCATAAGCAAGTCGTGTAGTTTAATCTCGTTCTCCTCATCCCAGGAGTCGAAATAGTCCACGTGCCTTCCGATGTAGGGCGGATCACAATATATGAATGACTCCGTTCCAAAATCAGGTATCACCTGCTCAAACGACATAACAGCAAAGTGCCAGTCATTGAGTTTTAGCAAGGTTTCGACGTTGGCGACCTGGTTAACTATTTTCGTTACGTACGCTTTAGCGAAACGCTGGGGCTTGTGGCCGTACGGAACATTGAAATCGCCCTTTTTGTTGAAACGAATCATCCCATTAAAGCAAGCTCGATTTAAAAACAAGAAGTCGAGCGGATCATGGTACCGATTAAAACGGTCTCGCACCTCATAATAGTAGGCATCATCAAGCTCAGAAAGCTTCTTCCCCTCCGATTCCAGGAAAGTGCGCACGAGCGTCGAGGTTATTTCACCCTTTTGAACAGCCTGATAAAACGCAACAAGGTAAGGATTGGTGTCGAAAAAGAGAGCGCGCTTGGGAGCCACGTTAAATCCCACAACGCCTGACCCCATAAACGGTTCAATCCACACATCAGATTCGTTAAAACTGGCAACGTGCCTGATGAGCGGGACAATTTTAGTTTTGATTCCCTGTATCTTAATCGGCGGGACAAAAACCTTCTCAGCCATATCTGTTTCCTCGCATCCCTAGTTGTTCACAGCTGACCATCATAAAGGCATCGCTTCCGAGAGCGAGATGTCGTAGCCGGCATTAACAAAAAGAACGTTGCCGAATGTTATATTGTGAGACAAAGCGAAAGATTGAGCAAGAGTGAGAAGCGTATCGCATTTCGAAGGCGGTTTCTCCCAAGAATTACAAAAAGCTGCCACCGCTGCCGATAGATAGGGGATGTGCGATTGGAAACTGACATTATCAAGATCGTGTACTTTGACGAGGGCTCTGCCACTGACTATATCCAGATAATAGACGGTGGAGCTCTTTCGACAGTTGAAACGCTGATGGACGAGGATAGAGAGGCTGGAGATATCTCGGCTGGCGCGAAGGCGGGCTTTAGCCTGAACGCTCTCCAGGCGCTGATTGGGCTGGGGGCATCGGCGAAGGCGGAGGGATCGCTCGAATCGAGCTTCAACTCCGGAACGATCGCGAAGAGCATCATCTCGAACACCGTGCTCACAGACTTTCTCAAAGTAATCGACGCGGAGGGCACGCCGATAAGAAAGTTTGAGAACGTGAGAATCGAGCAGATTCCCGGATCCATATCAAGCTTCTCACTCCTGACGCCGTATTTCTCGATGCTCAAGCCCGGCCAAGCGGTGGCAGCGGGAGACTACGACATATCCCTCGACAAGCTCGACTCCACGCTCTCGAAGGCGAAGGGTTATCTCGAGTTCAAGGGATGTCAGGAGGGGGAAGGCGACGTCATCCTCCGATTCAACCGAATGGCGCTCAAGAACAACTATCGGCCATCCGACCTCCTCAAGATGAACCTGACGCTCTACGCGGTCCATGTCGGAGAGTGCCGGACCAGCGACCTGGTTGCCGACAAGGAGCTCAGCGCGGAGGGCTTTGCGGCTGCGGACAATCCCGACTATACGGAAGAAAAGGCGGCGCCCGAAATAGATGAGCAGCCCGAGCTGATGATGTACGACGTGCTTCTGGCGGGGGTGTCCTCCAATGGCAACTGAGGTGTACGTCTTCTTCGGTCCCGATAAAGCGTTCGACGAGCTCGTCGCGTCGCACACGGAAGAGGGCGACTACACGGTCAGCTACCTCGATGCGATCCGCGTGTACAACACCAAAGTCAGGGCGACGCAGTTCGTGACGCCCGAGGCATTCGAGGACATGCCGGAGAAGGTGGACAACTGCGTGGTGAGGTCGACGGACTTCGGATCGGTGCTGAGCCACGTCGTTTCGAGCTTCGCCCGAATCCTCGAGTCGACGTTCGAGATGGAGAGACTCTTCGTCCAGAACCCGCCAAGCCGCGCCCTGAGGTCGCTGGAGTCAGCCTGCGGCGAGTCGGGTCTCGAGGTCATCAACCACGAGTACCCGAGGCTCAGAAGAGAAGACCTCCCCACGATCTATGACAGCCTACGGGCAAACGTTCTCGGCCAGCGCGAGAGCAAGAGAGCCCTTATCACCTCGCTGTACAAGCTGATAGTGATGTCAGACGAGCGCCCCTCCGTCGTCCTGTTCTACGGGCCCTCCGGCGTCGGCAAGACCGAGACGGGGAAGTGCCTGAGCGAGGCGGTGGGCGGAGGGCTGACGAGGGTCCAGTTCTCCATGATGCAGACCACCGAGGCCTACGAGTATCTTTTCGGGGCCGAGCACTCGAAGGCGAGCTTTGCCCGGGACCTGCTGGGGCGCGAGTCAAACGTTGTGCTGATAGACGAGTTCGACAAGGTGCAGCCCTCCCTGTACAACATGTTCTATCAGCTGTTCGACGAGGGCAAATATGTCGACACGAACTATGAGGTTGATGCGAGGAGCGTCATCTTCCTGCTCACGTCGAACTTTTCTACTGAAAGCGCCGCGCGGCGGGCGCTGGGGCCTGCGATGTTCTCGAGAATCGGTGTCTGCATAGGCTTCGAGGACCTCGATCCAAACGACAAGGCGACGATTGCAACGAACCGCTACAACGAAGTGATCGAGAGGCTAAACGAGAGCGAGAGGGAGACAATCGAGGGGAGCGACATACTGCCCTGGTTCCAAGGCAACGCCGACAGATACGACAACATGCGAACACTGAAAAACAAGGTCGAAAAGGCAATTTTCGAGAAGCTGTCGGAGCCAATCCTTGACGAGAGCATCCGTGCGTATAGGCATGCTGAGCAATAATCGAATACGGCTTTCGTAGGTATAAAATGCGGTTTTACGACTCTACGCGATTGATGTGTTGCCGAAAGTGAAACTTAGCAAAACGGAAGAGGATACAACCGGTAGTTCACACCCGTGGGTTTTATCCACACCCCACCACCACCCGCTGCCCGTCGAGGGTCGTCCGCAGCCCACCCGCCTGCGCTCCGTTGCGCGCACGGCTCGGAAACCGCCCCGCCCTGCGCGGGAGGCGACGCTCACGGCCATGCCCGCCGCTCCGGCTGTGTATCGCTCCGCGGCTCGGGCCAGCCGGCTCCGCCCGCGTGTCGCGCCCGGCTCAGGCCAGCCGGCTGCGCCGTCTGCCCTTCGCGGCGGTCGCACACGCGGGCTGCGCCGTCTGTCCCTCGCAGCGCTTCGCATACACAGCCTCCGCTCTGGGCACGGCCTGCCGGGAGGTCGTCGTGCGCAGGCCGGGTCGGTTCCTCGCGGCGGCGCGCACTCCGCTACGGCAGGCGGGCTGCTGCTCTTTCTTTCTCGTTCGCGGGCGGTGGTGGGGTGTGGATGTCCTCGCGGCCCTCACCGAGGGGCAGCGAGCGCGACTCAGCGGCGACGTCGCCCCCGGGCTCCCGCACGGCCGTCACGCGCCCGTGGGCGGCGCGCCGGATCCCCAAGGGAGCCGGAGCCCGCGACAGCCCCGAAGCCGCCTGCGGCGGCGCCGCAGCTCACCCCCCCAAGGGTCGGGTCGCAGCCGCTCCCACGCCCGCGTGCGCGTGCGCCGGAGCGTCAGCGCCCCTCGCCTTGGACGGCCTCTCATCGCGCCGGCGCGGCCGTCTTCCGCTCCTCGCGGCTGCGCCCGCGCCCCGGCACCCCTCCCCGGGCTGCGTCGACGTGCTCCGACCCGCCATCGCCCGCATCGGGTCCAGCAGCGGCCCCTCTACGGCGCGCCGTCGCCTCGTCCTCGCCGTACCACTTGCGACGATACTCCCATCCCTGCATGAGCCCGGCTGCCACCTCGTCCATGTCCTGCCGCTTCTCTGCCGTCGTGTCCGTGATGATGCTGTCGTCGAACGTGACGCGCACCCCGCCCTCGTCGGGCAGATCGACGCCGAGCGCCCGCTCAACCGCGAGCAGCGCGTGGCAGATCTGGGCAATCGCGCCCTCCAGGGCGTGCTCGTGGCGGCGTATATTGCGCATCAGCGCGCTGTTGTCCGCCGACACCTCCGTGGCCGTCTTCACGTAGCCGACGTTCTCGAGGTCGAAGTAGTTGATACCGAAGCCGCAGAGGTCGCCGAGGGTCTGCAGCGCCACCCGGAACGCGCGCGCCTGCGCCTCCGTGCGCAGGGTGGGCGCGAACTCGTGGATCGTGTCCTCTGTGCTCATCACCTTGCGGAACACGGTGCAGTCGCCCTTGCCGAACGGGATCGACACGCGCCCGCCCTTGCCGTCGCGCCCCACGTCGAACATGACGTCGGAGAGGAACACGCGCATCTTCCCGCTGTCGATCTCGCTCATCATGGCGTCGTAGCAGAGGTCGACCGCCTGAATGGCGTCCACCGCGTCCGCGAACACCGACTGCCCGTACGGCGACATGTCCACGCGCGTGTTGTCGATGGCGGGCTTGACGAGCGAGAAGGTCGGCCATGTCGAGCCCGTCTCGTACACCGGGCACACGCCCTCCGGCTCCACCCTGTTCCCGTCCCGGTCGAAGCACGCCGTGACGATCCGATACGTGCCCTCGCCTTCATCGTCAGTCGGGCGAGAAGAACTCGCGCTCGCGCCCTCTCCGAGAGATTCGCTTGGCGAGAAGAACGCGCCGCCCGCGCCCCTCAGGTGCAGCTGCACCTGGTCGACCGCGCGCCCGCGCCAGAACGCCCTTGTCACGAACGCGCACTCGGTCACGCCCTCCTCGTCCCACGTGAGGGGAACGACCATGCGCGCGTCGTAGCGCCTCACGCGCACCTCTCGAGACCCCGCTTCGACCCACAAAGCCCACGCGCCCGTCCCCAGGCCGAACGCCCGCACCACGCACTCCTGCGCCGAGGCGAGAAACCCGGTGCGAGCCATCCACGCCGCGAGCCAGTCCGTGCACGCCTGGTCGTCGCACGCCACCTGCGTCCGGTCGTTCAGGAGCAGCGACCCCCACTCCCGGCACACCCGCATCGCGGGGTGGATCGAGCGCCTGTGCACCTCGTACAGGCGCCCCACGCCGTCCGTGTCGCGATAGTCGTAGAAGTCCCCGAGCGCCCGCATCCACCTATCCCACGCCCGAATGTGAGGCTCCATGTCCTCAAGCGGCAGCGAGAACCCGAGCGACCTCAGCCACTCCCTCACATGCTCCGGCACCCAGTAATCGCGATCCAGACCCTCCACAGCGTACCTCCCGAACGGTTCCATCAATCGCCGCTCAGGTTAAGCGCCCGTCCCAAACTCCCGCCCACGCCACAGCTCATGCGCATGCGAGAGAAGACCATGCCCCTATAGCCGCCGCTTCCCTCCATACCTTCTTTGCTGCCAGCGTCTATATCCGTGCTCGCGCTTATGCTTCTGCTCTTTCCGTCTATCGCGTTCGCGTCTATACCACTCTTCCCACAAGTGCATATGCACGCGCGCAAAGGCGCCGTCGTATGGCTGCTATCTCCGCTATTGCAGGTAAGGGCATCCGTGTTCCTGCTTATGCGGGCTGCATAAGCAGGCTCCTCGCACCCAAGGTCGCTCGTCCGTCGCGCCGCCTGTAGTCGGCGCTCCAGCTCCACGCGCCGGCAAGCCGTCGCGTTCCGCACTCCGTTAGCCAGCCCACGCCGCCGCAAGGCGCGTCCGCACCTGCCGTAGATCCTCGGCGGCATGGTCTGTCTAACTCCGTAGCTCCGGCAGCCCGCAAGCGGTCTGCCTCCGCAGCTACGGGTGCCTGCTGCGCAGTCACCCTCCGCACCGCTCCGTGCCCGCTCCGGTCGCTCGCGCTCCCTGCGCGGTCACTGCGCGGGCTCCGCAAGCCCCGTTCCGGGTCTTGCTCCGCAGGGGGGCGAGAAGAACGAGAAGAACAAACCATCCACGCACGTCAACCAGCGCTTTTGCACATTCGTTCGAGAACATGTTGATAACCTCCCGGCGCTCCGCGCGAAGCGTCGCCCTATGTTTCAAAGCGTTTCATGCCGAGAAGAACGCGCCGGGAGGCCTCTGTGGAAAACCCAGGGCGGGGGCTTCGCGCAGCGCGGCATCCGTGCTACCATGCGACATCCAATCGAAGGGAGGCCCATGCAGCACACGGAAGAGGAGCTCCGCGAGGCGAGAAGGCAGATAGAGTCCACCCTTCACAAGCTGCGCGAGACGCTCGCGACCCTGGAGGCCAAGCCGAACGCCGACCGCCTCAAGCCGCAGATTACCCTGGCGAGGCGAAGGATCGCCGCGTTCTCCATTGCCGTCGAGCTCATCGACGAGAAACTCGCCGAGAAGAACTAGCCTCGCAGCACGTCGTCCATCATCGCATAGCGCACCGCGTCGATAGAGTGATCGTTGCCGTCGGGAATGTCGTCCAGCCACGTCCCGTCCCGGTCGCGGTCGTACTCCTTGAGCCGGAACTCCTCGTAGGCCAGCGGCGCCCGCTCCGGGTCGATGCAGATCTCCCGCAGCCCCGCCAGCCACTCGTAGGAGAGCCGCCGCATGTTGCTCTTCCTCGCCGGCCGCACGCGCAGCCCCGCCTCGCGCCGCCACACGGCCATCGACTGCTTGCCGTCGGGCGTATCGTCGCACCAGATGAGCTCGTCGTGAAGATATGCGTCCTCGCCTGGAGCGTCCGCGTAGGTGAGCGCATCGGTCACCAGCGCCGCCGTCTCGGCAGGCGTCTTGCGGTTCGCCGACAGCTCGCCGAAGATGGTGAGCCGCCGCTCGCCGGGCTCCCAGCCCATGCGCACGAAGCGCCACGGGTCGGGGAACCAGCCCCAGTCCACCCCGCACCGCGTGCGCGAGAAGCCCCGCACCCGCGCGTCGGACAGGCGCACGGAGACGACGTTGTTGAACACCGAGCCGCCCGTCCCCGTGACCTCGCCCAGGTACTCGCTCCTCCACGCCCGCTCGTCGACGCTGCGCAGGTACTCCGCCTCCTCCACGAACGGAGCGCCCAGCCACTCCGGGTGGCTCTCGATGACGTCGAGGTAGCTCGATTGCCGCACCAGCGTGTCCGCGCGCCGCTCGCGCTCAAGCTCCTCGCGGTTAACCCAGCTCCAGAGCGTCCGGGGAGGGTTGTACGAGTAGAAGATCCAGAAGTCGTCGCCGCCGCGCCGAAGCGAGTTCAAGATGCTCCGCACCGCGTCGATGCCGTCGAACTGGTCCAGCTCCTCGAACCAGATCACCGCAGCGTAGCCGCGCGCGAACTTCACGCCCTTGAGCTTGAGCGGGTCGTCCGCGCCGCGGAACACGATGCGCTGCCCCGTCGGCAGGTACGTGAGCTCCATCGGGGAGATGCGCGCGCGGAACCACGCGTCGAGCCCCAGCGCCGCGATCGCCCACGTCAACTGCGAGAACACGGAGTCGCGCAGCGTGTTCGAGAACCTGCGCACCACCACCGCGTTCGCCTCGGGGTTCAGCAGGACGAGAAGGACGATGCACAGGCTGATGAACGAACTCTTCGTGGATCCGCGCCCGCCGTGGAGCCAGTAGTGGGTGTGCCCGTGGGCAACCACGTCACCCAGCACGTCGTGGAAGCGCGGGATGACGAGCGAGGAGGCGTCAACCATTGGCGCGCCCCTGCTCAAGCCCGTCCAGCGGCAGCGTCTGCTGCACCGGCTGCGCCACCACGCCGAGCACGATCTTGGGCGCGGCGTCGGCCTTCGCGTCATCGCGCTGGCGCTCCGCCTTGCCGAACTCGTCGGGGTACTTGCGCTCGAGCAGCCACGCGGCCGCCGTCCAGTACTGGTTTCTCGCCAGCGCCGCCGAGCGGATGGTCGTGAGCAGCGTCCGCTTGAACGCCGATTCTTCCTTTTTTAATCCCTCGCTTAACTCGCGTTGCAGCTTCGTCTTGGGCTCCCCGATCCAGCGGTAGAACGTGGACTCGTGGATCCCCAGGGCGCAGACGATGTCGCCGTTGGAAAGGCCGTCCGCCTTGAGGCGGATCGCCTCGTCAACCATCTCCTGCGTCAGCTTCGGACGCCTTGCCATGCGTATCACCCCCGTGAAACTCGTCAGTTCTCTCACGGTGGATTCTCGCGGCACGTCACAAAGGCATGGAAAAGGCGGAGCCGTGTCCCGTCGTTTCCGTCGGGGCGTGCTCCGCCTTCCCCCATATTCTATCGCCTAGCGACGCTCCCGCTTCCTAACGCGCCAACTGGCTAAACAGAGACGATGTTATCCCTGCTGCGTTCTTTGCCATCTTCCCCGATCCAGCGCGTCTTGACCATGAATTTGCTGGGAGAGCCGTCAGCAAAGAAGATGGTTTCATCGAAGCTCTCGCCAGGTTCGAGCCGCTCGTAAGGCTCTTTATCCTGTATGAAAGCATAGGGTCCGGCATTCTCGTCATACTCACAGGTAACATTGGTTACGGTGGTGCCACCCGTGTTCGAAACTCGTATGCGGTGCCCTTTTAATCCAATTCGGACGTAGCGGGCTTCCACCTTGGAGGATGATCTTCTCTCTGCGGCTTCTTCCTCTCTCTGAAGCTGCAACTCATGAAGTTTGAGCTGCAGATTCTCAAGCTGCTCGCCTCGCTTCTTGTCATGCAGGCTCAGCCTGTAGTTCAAAACGAAAGAAACGACGGCGAGGATAAGGCTGAGCGCCGATATGACGATGGGAGCAAAGGTGATTAATTGCGAATCTCCAGTCATTTGACCTTCCAGCCCTTTCGCTTCAGCGCCTTCTTCAAATCCTTCGAAAGCGCCGAAATGATGTCGTCGCCCATATCCTGGATTGTCGCGTCGATCGATGCCGAGTTCGCTTCAATAAGCTGATCTCTGGAGATTGCCGCTCCACAATGCGCGCAGATGAAACGTCGCTCATCAGCCGAGTCCTGATCTTGGCCAGATACCTCGGAGAACTCAGTGCAGCCGCACGTGGGGCATGAAAGTGGCACCTGCACAGATAAGTCGTCCATGAATCACCTCAATACAGTTCAGTTGGCCGGTATTCCAATATGTGCAATTTTACCGCTGACAAGGCGAGAGATTGGAGGCGAGCATGGCCGACACGCAAGAGCTCAACCCTTCCGCTCCCGCCGCCCCTTCAGCCCGTACTTCCTGCACAGGCGAGAGTTGTGCTGCCGCATCATGTCCCGCTTGCGCCGCACCTCGTCGAGCTCGGCGGACTTCTCCGCGTGCGCCCGCTCGCGCTCGAGCTGCTCGTTGAAGGCGCGCTCCTGCTCCAGGTGGTAGCGCTCGGTGCAGAGCGGGCACATCCCCGTCTGCCGGTTGATCTTCACGCCCACCGCGCCGCACTGCGGGCACACCGTCTGCACGGCGAGCGAGCAGTGGATCCGCGACGCCCGCATCTCCACGGCGCGCACGGAGTGGGCGACGCCGCAACGCCGCTCGATCTCGGCGGCGGCGTAGGCCGCGCCCCTGAAGCTCACCTCGCGCAGGACGTCGTCCTGCTCCTCGGTCCACCAGCTCACCGTGCGCACCTCCCTCCGCGTCTCATGCCCGCAGCCCGCGCGCCATCGCGCCCGCGCCGTCCCCTTGAGACGGAAAGCAGCTCGCCTACCAGCGCGAACGCGCACCGTCTCAACGTCTCAAGCGCCCCGCCGCCAGAGCCCCTCGCGCCCGTGCGCGCGCGTGCGCCCGCGCGCTGGGAGGCTTCGTTCCTCGTTCCCGTCATGACATTGAGACGCCTGCCATGAACCTTCACCCTCACCAGCCTGTACGGCCGTCTCAAACCCCGTCTCAACATGGCTCGCCGCCTTGAGACGCGATGACGGCCGCGCTGGCGCCCGTGGCAGCCCGCTCCAGGAACGCCTCCAGTGCCTCGTTGTCGATGCAGACGCAGTAGACGCGCCCCGCGTTGCGGAACCGCTTCTGCTTGGTGTAGCGGTGGCCAGAGTCGCAGACGAGCAGCCCCTCCTCCTCCATGCGGCGAAGGGTCTTCGCCCGGTCGTAGTTCGCGCCCGCGAGCGCCCGGTCGAGCACGCTCGAGAACACGTACCAGAGGTAGCCCGTCGTGCAGGTCTTGTCCTCGATCGCGCCCCAGCGCTCCAGGCGGTCGTTCTCGCAGTAGTCGTCGAAGTGGATGCGGTTGCCCACCAGCCACTCGGCTACGAACTGGATGGCCTTGAGGTCGGTGTCGCCGCCCTCGGAGCCCGTCGCGTTGCCGAGGGCCCACACCGCCATCGCGAGCGAGGCGTCCAGGCAGCCCTGCCAGCCGCTTCCCGGCGAGAACACGTAGAACTCCGCGAGCGCGTCCGCGAAGGCGAGCAGCGCGATGTTGTCCGCCTGCGGGTGCCCGCACGCGATCGAGGAGACCGCGTCGCGCACCTGCGCGAACTGCCGGGCGTAGAACTCGGCGGGGTTGCGCCGCAGCGCCTCGACGAAGGCGCGCCCCGCCGTGCCGTGCTGGCACGCGACCAGATGGTGCATCTCCTGCGCGGCCCTCACGTCGGAGAAGGGCTCGGCGTTGAGCTCGAGCGTTCGGTTCGCCGCGCCCTGCTGGGTCGAGCCGCCCACGATGGGGATCTCGCCCGTGGCTATCGTGAGGCTGCGCCAGGAGCCCGCCCGCATCATGGAGCGGTCGGAGTTCAGCGCGCCGCGCTCGTGCCCGAGCGAGAGCGAGTAGAGCAGGTCCTCCACGATCTGGCGCTTTGCCGTCTGCCCGCCGGGCGCCCCCTTGCTCTGCAGCTCGTCGATGATCACGGGTATGTCGTGGAGGAGCGCCGCCGCGCGCACGATCGACTTCGGCGTGTCCGCGAAGGTGCGGAAGTAGGAGTCCGAGCCCTCGGTCGGGTCACCCCACACGCTGCCCGCCGCCTTGAGCGTCGGCGTCTTGCCGCTGCGGCTCCTGCCCCACAGGTACACGATGAAGGTCTGCACGCCGAGCAGCGCCACCAGCACGGAGGCGAAGCTCGCCGCCATCACGCACCGGAACGCGGGCGACGCCGCCCGCGCGGGCGCCATGCCCGCCACCCAGTCCGGGAGCGTCCCCGCGGGCTCCATGAACGGCCGCGCCTTCACCGCCTCGTCGGGCGAGGGGTCGAAGCGCACCTCGCCGCCCGCGTCGTAGGGCATGAACGAGGTGAGCGCGCCCTCCGCCCAGCCCAGGTGCACCACGCTGCGCACGCGGGGACGCGAGCCCGCGCACCGGCGCTCGCAGTCGGTCAGGTAGCGCACGATGTCCTTGGCGTTGGTGCTCGACACGTTCGCGCCGAGCGGCGCCAGGGCGCCGATGATGCGCGTCTGGTTCAGCAGCACGTCGCGGTCGAGCGCCCGCTCGCGCACGCCGCCCGCCACGGCCACGCGCACGAGCGCGCGGACGTCGCCCGTGTCCACGTCAATCAGGTCGCAGGCGATCCAGGGCGCCGTCGCCGTCACGGTGTAGCGCAGCTCGCCGGCGGCGTCCGCCGCCCAGAGCCTGCCGCGCTCGTCCACGTGCCAGCCCTCGACCGAGGGCGCGCCCTCTGTGGCCTCCCTCGGCGCGGCGTCATCGTCGGATACCCCTTGCTGCTCGCGCCGCGTTGACATCGAACATACGTTCTTATTATTAGCACGAGGGCGAGAAGAACCATCGCGTCTCGCGGCCCTCGGCTTGTAGAACTCCGTGGCTCCCGAGATCGCGCGCTCGATCGTCTGCGCGCCGTAGGTCGTGCCGCCGCGCCTGCTGTCCCACTTGTCGCGCATGAGGCCGCTTGCCCGGAAGATCCTGTCCATGCGCGCTGCGTCGCCCGCGCACCAGAAGGCCAGGTGGCTGCAGAGCGCCATGTCGGCGGCGGAATGGTCGCCGCCCTGCGCCGAGCGGTCTCCCGCCAGAAGGGCGCGGATGTCGTCGCCGCTCCTGCTCGCGAACATGCGCTCGACGAGCTCGTCGTCGCCCATGTCGCCCGGGGCAGCCTCGCGCACCGCGTCGTCCAGGCGCGGCTGCGCCGAGCGCGCCTCCGGCTCGATCCAGGTGCGGTACGCCCGCTCGACCACGTCGGGGTTCGCGCTCACCGCGCCGTGCCCCTCGAAGACGTTCCCCGTCACCGTGAAGTAGCGGTCGTGGTCGTACATCTCCACCACGCGCCCGCCGGGCTGCCCCTTGCGCGAGCGCTCGGCGCCCTGGGGCTTCGCGCCCCTAAAGATCAGGTGCAGCCCGTCACCCGAGGGGGACACCTCGGTGTAGGTGCCCGCCTCCTCGACCACCCAGCGGTACGCAGAATCGAGGACGCCGCCCTCGATCACGTGGTCGAGGTCGAGCCCGGTGTAGGCGCGGTCGGGTCCGAACACGAACCCCACGCCGTCGCAGCGCCAGCGGCCGACGGCCGCCACGGCCTCCTCGAAGGTCGCCCAGGTTGCGGGGTCGGTGCTCTTGGCCATGCGCCCGTTCGCCGCGCACACCGGGAGCTTCGTTGTCTTGCCGTTGCGCTCCTCGCGTCGCCAGCACACCCAGCGTGCCTCGGCCTTGAGCTCCGCAGGGACGCGTGCCAGCGCGTCGGCGAGGGAGCCCGTCCCGCGTGGGCTACTCGCGGCCCTCTCCGTCATCCGAGGCCCCCTTCTTCGCGTTCTTGAAGATCACGTCGCGGCAGATACGCCAGCGACCGTTCACCTTGTCGGCGGGGATCCGCCCCTCGCGTATGCCGCGCGTGATGGATCCCTCGTGCTCGCCCGTCACGTCGGCGAGCTGCTTGGGGGTCATGAAGTACGGCAGCTCCTCGAAACTCATCTCTCGCTCCTTCTCCTCCGATTTGCCTCTGGACCGTACGCACGGCTCCGTCTCGTCTGTCACGAAGTGGCACGTTTCGTCGCCGTGCAGCGGTAGAATATCACAGGAATTGTCAACAAGTGAGATTCTTTGCAAGATTTGAGTTAGAATGACCCTATACGATTGAACTGCTTGTCAAGTAGTGATAGAATCTGTAGCGAAGCGTAACAACGCAAACAGGACGGCGGCGGACGCCGCTCCACAAGTTGCACACATCTCGAGAAAGGTGGACGCCATGGCAAGCAACCTCTTAGAGCTCCGCAAGGCGGCGGGCTACAGGAACGCCAACGACTTCGCCGAGGCGCACGGGATACCCGCCTCCACCTACGCGCGCTACGAGTCCAACCCCGACAAGATCCCCATGGACCGCGCCTGGCAGCTCGCGGACATCCTCGGCACCACCATCGACGCCATCGTCGGCCGCAAGGCCCCGGCGCCGGGCACCGCGCGCGGCGAGGTTCAGCTAGAGTACGACGGACTCACGCCCGAGGCGCGGCAGCTCGCCGACGAGCTCCGCGAGTTCGTGCTCATGAAGGACGAGAAGATCCGCGCCCGCCGCCGCCGCGAGGAGGAGCGCCCCTACGAGGCGCTCTGCTACCAGTACGAGCAGCAGATGCTCTCCGATCTGCGCGACGGCGCGGCCTTCGGCGAGCTCGTCGCCTTCGACAGCGCCGAGGCGGCGCGCGCTACCTTCGAGTCCTTCCTCCAGGAGCAGGCGGCGAAGAAGCGCGGCAGGCTCTCCACCAAGGCGCAGAAGATCGTCGACGACCAGGTCATCGAGAAGATCATGGCGGCATACGACCGCACCCACGGCGAGTTCGAGCTCGAGGGCATGCAGGTGCTGTGGGACTCCGTCGACCACGGCATCATGGTCGAGTACGACTCCGAGGCAAACGGGAGGGACGGTGATGCGAAGGCATAGAAGGCGAAACAGGTGGGCCCGCGGGAGCTGGCACTCCCACGGGCCCGGCGTCCGGTCCAGAGGCAAATCCAGAAGGGACGGTGACAGTATATGTCATCACTCGCACCCGCCCAAACCCCCTACAAGGCCATCAGCGGCAAAAGAACACTCCAGAGGCTTCGCCGCGAGGCGGGCTACCGCTCCGCGAAGGAGTTCGCCGAGGCGCTCGGCATCCCCGGCTCCACCTACGCGCGCTACGAGCGCGCGGGCGACGGCGCCGACTGCGGCATCCCGCTGCCCGCCGCCTGGCAGATAGCCGACAAGCTAGGCTGCTCCATCGACCTCGTCATCGGCCGCGAGGACATCGACGCGCCCGAGCCCGAGGGCATCCAGCCCCGCTACGAAGCCCTCAGCCCCGAGGGCCGCGCCCTCGTGGACAGCTACCTCTCCTACGTGGAGCTCGGCGAGCGCGCCGCCCGCTCCCAGGGAAGGCGGTGAGCGCCATGGCCAAGGCCGAGAAGAACCTCAGCGTCGTCTCCTTTTCCCTCACGGACGGCTCCGGGAACGAGGTCCCTGCCGTCGCCCTCGTCGTCGCCCCGGGCGAGGCCCTGCGACTCGACGAGCCCTGGCAGCGCGAGCTCGCCCGCGACCTCGAGTGGCACTACCGCCCGCCCTACGTCGTTGTCCAGGAAGGGGGCGAGTGAGCATGGCGAACGTGGAGGGAGGCGGCTACATCGTCCAGCGCGATAAGAGCAAGCCGAAGAGCAAGTGCCGCAAGTGGGAGCTCCGCGTGCCCACCGGGCTCGACCCGAGGACGGGAAAGTACAAAACCAAGTCGCGACGCTTCAACGGAACCTACACGGAGGCGAAGAAGGCGCTCCGGGAGTTCGTGGACGAGATCGAGCACGACTCAGTTCAGGGGAGGACGTCCTACACATTCGAGGAGTACTGCGAGCGCTTCCTCGAGCGCCGCGCCCTCGGCAAGGAGGTCGCCGAGACCACGCAGAAGCGCCAGAGGTGGCAGTTCAAGGCAGCATGCCGCCACATCGGCAAGGCGAACCTCGCCTCCATCACCCCGGCGATGCTCGACGACATGTACATCGCCATGCTCAAGGGCGACACGCTCTCCGGCAAGCCCTCGAGCGGCAGCTACGTCAACCAGATCCACGACAACATAACGCTCGTGTTCGAGCAGGCAAAGAAGGAGGGGATCCTCGTGAAGAACCCGTGCGACGCCGCCAACCCGCCCAAGATGGACACCAAGGAGAAGCGCGCCCTCAATCCCGACCGCGCCCATGTGTTCATCGCCATGCTCGACGAGAAGGACGACCGCGAGTGCGCCTACCTGCTCGCCATCACCATGGGGCTGCGCCGTGGCGAGGTCTGCGGGCTGTCGTGGGGCGACATCGACTTCGAGCGCGGCATCGTCGACATCAGCCACTCCTACGACACCCTGGGCAACCTCAAGGGCACCAAGACCAAGGCGGGCATGCGCCTCCTGCCTCTGCCCGAGAACGTGGCGGAGGCCCTCAGGGAGCACAAGAAGGCGCAGAAGGAGCGCTACGACCGCACCAACCAGTGGCGCAAGCCCGAGGAGGGCTACATCGAGCAGACCGACGAGTCACCCGTCATCTCGGACATCTCCGGAGGGCGCGTGCTGCCCAGCAGTCTGAGCCGCTGGTGGACCGAGGACCGCGTGAAGTACGGCCTCGAGGGCTGGTGCCTCCACGAGCTTCGGCACACCTACCTCACCATGCTCGCCCTCTCGGGCGTGCACCCGAAGGTCATGCAGGAGCTCGCCGGCCACTACAGCTCCCAGATCACCATGGACATCTACACGCACGTGAACATGGACGCCAAGCGCGACGCCGTGGCGGCCGTCTCGAAGGCGTTCGCGTGATGGACGGAGGCGCCCGCAAGACCCGCCCTTACGTGGCAGGGATTCGCCGCGGTATAATTTGTGGCAGATTAGTGGCAGGAGCGTCGAAGATGAAACCCGCCCGATAGGAAACACCAACCCTGACCTGCGGAGATGGCGAAATGCAAAAATCCGAAAACCGCGCCGGCATTATCGAGTGGGAGTGATTTTCAGGATCTGACGCTTCATAACGCCTTCTTCCAAAAACTGACATTTCCGCAGGTCAAGAAAGGGTTTCGTCCGATTCGGATGGAACCCTTTCTTACAGAGAAAAACGCTTAGAACAGGATTATTTGTGGCAACTTTTGTGGCACCCGAGGGCGCTTGAAATGGCCGCACGGATCAAAACAGGAGGCTTGAGATGGACGGGAATTGGAAGGATTTGGAAGAGGCCGAAGACTTCGCCTACTTCAGAGCGGAGCTCGTGGAGATGTCTCCCGAAAGCTATTCGTTAGAGGAGAAGAAGCAGATTCTCGAAGACATGTGGAGGACATCCTCCGCCATCGAGAACAGGATGCGCGAGGACTTCGCGAAGCTTGACGAGGTGTCCCAGACGCGGCTGCTCGACAGCCTCGGCGCGTCGGGATACCGCGATCGCGACTGGTGGTACCGCATGCTCATGGATGGGCCACGGCACCGCGAT